ACTTTCTACTAAATACTTAAAGAGACTGGAAACTATAAATATACAACCAGAATTTAAGGAGAGAGAAGTGAAAAGATATACCCTAAGAGAATATATTGAATTTATCGGCATGAAACAAGCTGCTGATTTATTTGGTTGTTCTATACATTCAATAAAAGCCTGGCGTTATGGCCACAGGCAACCATCCGTTGATCAAGCAAAAGCAATTATTCGAGCATCCGAAGGGAAGTTAGATTTTGAATCCATTTATGGCAATCTCGAAGATATAATTGCTGAGTGTTCAACTTAAATTTAACAGAAGACGAGAAGCCTCTCGATCTGGCATTAGCCTATTATGATGAAGGTCTATCAGTAGTACCGCTACTAAGACAATCAAAGAAACCACCAGTTTTTTTGGGTGGTTGGCATCAATACAAAACAGAAAGGCCCAAAAGAGAGACTGTAATAGAGTGGTTCAAGGATCGTGATGATCTTGTTGTAGCACTTATATGCGGTCAATTTATTGTAGTTGATGCTGACACACCCGAAGCTATGGGTTGGGTAGAAAAAAACTTACCACCTTCCCCTTTTAAAGTAGTAACAGGTAAGGGCATGCACTACTACTACAACAACCCTGAAAACTTTACTACCTTTGCCACCAAAAGACTTAATGACACACCTATAGAAAGGCTAATTGACATAAGGGGAGAGGGTGGATTAATTATAGCCCCATACAATAGACACGCTAACGGTAACTTGTATCGCCCTAAAACTATACCTGAGTGGGACGTGCATGACTTTGATGATTTACCTGACTTTACAGAAAAAGAATGGATCCAAATAACAGGCAACGGTAAAAATGATAACGGTCAAATAGTTACAGCACCTTTTTCATTAGATGGTGTTAATGAGGGCTCAAGAAATGATCAAGCAGCTAGGTTGGCTGGTTATCTTATATCTAAGAATCTTAATTTAGAGTTTGCTAAATTCTTCATGCAATCTTGGAATACACAAAATCAACCACCCCTATCTCAAGCCGAAATAAATTCAGTCGTAGATAATGTTAAAAAGACCCACGATAGGAAAAACCAAAAAGCACCACTATTTACCAATACAAGAGAACAAATAGTACCGCCTAAAGATCTATTTAATCCCCCAGGAATACTTAAAGATATGTTCAAGTTCTGTGAAGAAATTGCACAGGTATCACAACCTGAGCTGTCAGTTGTGGCTGC